CGAATGGCTGGTAATTCTGGCCCTGAGTACAAGAATGGTGAACCGACAAGACTGCTTCTTTCTCTAAAAGCATGGGGGGCTTCCTCCAAGGCTGACGCAAAGGCAAAAGCAAAAGCGATTTCTGCGAGAAATAAAGGGAAGAAGTAATGGCATTACCTACTTACTTACAATTAGTCAACGATGTTTTGGTTCGTATGCGTGAACCAGAAGTCACTACTGTTTCTGCAACATCTTTCTCTACACTCATTGGTAAGTTTATCAATGATGCCAAGCGTCAAGTCTCTGATGCTTATGATTGGGATGCTTTTAATACTCCAATTACTGTAAATACGATTGCCGATACAACTGGCCCGTATAGCATTACTGGTGCGGGAGTTCGTTATAAGACTATGGATGTGATTAACACCACTAGTTTTTATGAACTGCAACCTTTATCTCATGCTAATTACGATTCGTTCTACTACACAACGCCTACCCCTACAAAGGGTTTGCCAATGTATTACTCCATTAAGGGTGTAGATACAAATGGCGATATTAAAGTCAACTTTTGGCCTGTTCCTGACCAAGTTTATAACATTCGATTTAGCCTGATTGTTCCAGAAGCAGATTTCTCCACAGATTCATCAACCACTTTGTTGGCAAAAGAACCTATTGTTTTGGGTGCTTATGCTAGGGCATTGATTGAGCGTGGTGAGGATGGTGGTTTAAACAGTTCAGAAGCCTTTGCAATGTACAAGTCTTGTATGTCTGACCTGATAGCCTTGGAGTTGGCAAGATCGCCTGAAAACGACACGTTTGAGGCAGTGTAATGGCACAGGCTTTACAGACCTTTAGTGTTCAAGCCCCAGGCTTCTTTGGCTTGAATACTCAAGACTCTCCTTTAACTCTAGAGGCTGGTTATGCTTCTATTGCTACCAATTGCATCATTGATCAATATGGTCGTATTGGTGCTAGAAAAGGCTGGTCAAAGGTTAACGCATCTAGTGGCAATCTAGGCTCAAATGATGTAAAAGTTATCCATGAATTAGTGCAATTAGATGGTACTTTAACTGTGCTATTTGCTGGTAATAACAAGTTATTTAAGTTAGATGGTTCTAACGCTGTTGTAGAACTGACCTATGGGGGCGGAGGGTCTGCCCCGACTATTACTGCAAGCAATTGGCAATGTGCTTCTTTAAATGGAATAACCTACTTTTTCCAGTCTGGTTATGACCCATTGATATATGACCCTGCGGTAAGTACAACTACATATAGACGAGTTTCTGAAAAGACTGGTTATACAGGTACTGTTCCCAAGGGAAACATTGCTATATCGGCATTTGGTCGCTTGTGGGTGGCTGATACCACAACGGACAATGTAACAATTACTTTCTCTGATCTATTGGCAGGACATAACTGGACAGGTGGCACATCTGGATCATTGAATGTTGCCCAAGTTTGGCCTAATGGTTCAGATCAGGTCATGGGATTAGGCGCACACAATGGTTTTCTTATCATATTTGGCAAGCGTCAAATACTGGTTTATTCAAGCCCAACAACGCCTTCTTCACTTGCTTTAAGTGACAGTATTGGCAATATTGGGTGTTTATCAAGGGATTCGATAGTTACGACTGCCGCAGACATTGTGTTCTTGTCAAACTCAGGTGTTCGTAGTTTGATGCGTACTATCCAAGAGAAATCAGCACCTTTGCGTGATTTGTCTAAGAATGTGCGTAATGATTTGATGGGTTATGTTGCTTCAGAAACGCTATCTGATATTAAGGCTGTTTACTCTGAAGTAAATGCTTTTTACCTGTTAACTCTTCCTACTGCTAAACAAGTCTATGTTTTTGATACAAAGGCGCAGTTACAAGATGGTTCATCACGGGTAACTGTTTGGGACAGTATTCAACCTACTGCCTTGTTATCTCGCAGAAATGGTGATTTGCTGATTGGCAAGAATGGGTTTATTGGTAAATACGGAACTTATTTAGACAATGCTTCTTCTTATCGTTTCCAGTATTACACCAATTATGCTGACTTAGGTGATGCCAATGTCACATCTATCCTGAAAAGGATTGCTGTTGTTGTTATTGGTGGGAAAAACCAAGGTTTTGTTATTAAGTGGGGATATGACTTTACAGGTCAGTATTACTCAAGCACAGTCAATATTGGAGATAGCACCATTGCTGAATATGGGATTTCCGAATATGGCAGTAATGCAACGACAATTGCTTATTACTCAAGCGGTATTCAATTGACAACATTGATTGGTCAAGCATCGGGTTTTGGAAAAGTTGTACAGACTGGTTATGAAATTCAAATCAATGGTTCTGCTATCAGCATCCAAAAGATTGAGATTCAGGCTAAACACGGAAAATTGGTTTAAGGAAATAACATGGCAAATTACACAAAAACCACCAACTTTGCGGCTAAAGACTCGCTTGCCTCTGGTAATGCGGCTAAGGTTGTCAAAGGCTCTGAAATTGATACAGAGTTCACCAATATTCAGACTGCCATTGCATCTAAGGCTGATGGAACATTTACGAACTTCTCGTTTGTTGAAGCATCTAATGTTTTGTATATTTACAATTCCTCAACTGCTGTGGCAAAGATTGACTCCTCTGGCAATTTGACTGTGCTTGGCAACATCATTGCGAATGGAACTGTGTAATGACTCCAGAACAAATTGTTGCAAACCATATCAAGAATAACAATCTTGATACGACAAAAGAGCAAATGATTGCCGAAATAAATGGCACATTAAAGCAAAAACACGCATTTGCTGTTCGTTCTGGCGACTGTATGTTTATTTATAAGGTTTCTGGCAATAGTGCATTGTTTTACATTGTCAATGGTGGCAATGCAATGGGTTACATAAAAGCAATTAAAGAATTCTTTGCTACGATGAAAAAAGCAAATATTCGTTTATTGCAGATGTATGTTGATAACACAACCACAGCAGAAAAACTAGCAAAAACCGCAGGAGCAATTTCCGTTAGTTTTAAGAAAGATGAAAAACGAAAAGTTGACCCTTACTTAATGTCAATGGAGATATAACATGGGATGTTGTGGTGGATTTATTGGGGCAGTATTTAATCCTGTGGTTGAACCAGTCACAGAACAAATAGTTAATCCTGTTATTGAACAAGTAGTACAGCCAGTTGTAAAGGCGGCTGAGCAAACTATTCAAGCGGCATTAGATAACCCGCTAGAGACTGCGGCTATTGCGGCGGCTATTGCTTCAGGGCAACCAGAACTAATACCTTATATAAAAGGTGGTTCTGCAATAGCACAAGGAAAATCTCCTGAAGAAGTATTAAAGCAAGCGGCAATTAGTTATGCGGGAACAGAAATTGGTGGGGCAGTTGGTACTGAAACAGGTTCTGCTTTAACGGGAAATGTTGCTGGTAGTACTGCATCAGGTTTGCTTAGTGGCAAGCCTTTAGATCAATCATTAGCGGGTAGTTTAACAAATGCGGCAATAAGCCAAGTAACACCATCTGGTTTATTAAGTTCTGGTGGAACTCCAGATCAAGGAACAACGGGAGCGACAAATATGGCAGATACTAATCCAATTTACGACTATGGTAGTGTTCCAACTGACATTACTGGTGGAGAGGGCTTCTACGACACAGGTAGTGCACCAATGACACCAGAGCAAATAGATGCTTCTATGCAAACCTATGGAGGCACTAGTACTCTAGATGCGACTACACAAGCCTTAATTAAAAAAGCATTAGCGGCTGGTGGTTCTTCTGCAACAGCGGCAAAGAATTTCTTGTCTAGTATGTTTGGCGGCACTTCAGGTGCTAATCTAATACAAGGTGGATTGCAGACTGCTGGTGGCTTAATGCAAACGCAAGCGTCTAAAGATGCGGCACTCAAGGCACAACAAGATTTGTTGGCGGCAACAGGTTCAGCAACTACTGGCTCACAGTTCCGTCCAGTAGGCGTTACAACACGCTTTGGCACATCTCAATTCAATATTAACCCTGCTACTGGTCAATTGGAAAGTGCTGGTTATACAGCCGCACCTGAGATTACTTCTGCTCAGAATCAATTGTTGAACTTGGGTGCTAGTTACCTAGCGCAAACCCCTGAACAGGTTGCTCAAAATTATTTGTCTAAACAGTATGAATTGCTCGATCCAAGCCGTCAGAGACAGTTGGCAAGCATTAGAAATCAGGCTTTCCAAACAGGTCGTGGTGGATTGTCAGTAGGTTCTACTGGTTTGCGTCCAAGTGGCGCACAAGGTTTAATGGGTTCTAATCCTGAGTTAGAAGCCTATTACAACGCTTTAGCACAACAAGATGCTCAGTTGGCGGCTGGCGCACAAACGGCTGGTCAGCAACAAGTTCTTTATGGTTCAGGTTTGTTTGGTCAAGCAGGTAACTTAGAAAGCATGGCACAACAACCATTTACCTTGGGTACTGGTTTGGGTACATCTATTGCTAGTGCAGGTGCTAATGCAGGTCGTTTAGGACTTCTTGGTACAGAAAGTTCTGCGGCATACGGAACATCACCAAAAGCAACGACAAGTCCAGGTGCATACATCTTGGGTGGATTGGGAAGCCCAACATCAACATTAGGTAGTGGCTTGGCAAATTATTTAACCTCTCTTGCCCCAGTATCAGGTGGAATAACAAGTCAGGGCATGAACGCACCAACAATAGATGCTTATGGTAACTATGTGCCATTAGGCTACGCAAATTATTAAGGAGAATACAAATGGCAGATAGTATTGTCGGAGGCTTGTTTGGTATTACTCCTGAGATGTACCAACAACAAGTTGCACAACAAAGTTTGGCGCAAGGTGAGCAATTAGGATCAATGTCTCCTGATGCTTTTGGTCGTTCTATGCTCTATGCTGGTGCATCACAACTAGGTCGTGGCATTGGTGGTGCTTTAGGTGGTCAAGACCCACAGTTGCAGTTAATCAGCATAAGAAATGCTGTAATGCAAGATGTTGACCCAAATAATCCTGTTTCTTTGCAAACTGCAATTCAGAAACTGTCTAAAGCAGGAGATCAAGTAGGTGCTATGCAGTTAACTGATTACTTGCGTAAAGCACAAAGTGATTATGCTTTGATTCAACAAAGAACTGCTGAAAAACTAACTCCTGAAGTTCGTAATGCCGCCGCTTATGCGTCTTCTATTGCTCCACAAGGTACTGAAGAATTTAATACGGCATATCAAACAAAACTTAATGAATTGACCTCAAAAGCAGAAAATAAACCTCCAAGCATGGTTGGTGAATATCAATTTGCTAAAAGTCCTGAAGGTGGTGGATTTAAAGGTACATATCAAGACTTTGTTACGGCTCGTGCATTAGCATCACGTCCACCTGGTCAGCCTCGTGCAGAGCAACCTCCTGTTCCTGTTATTGATCCAAAAACAGGCAAAGTCATCCTTGTCAGTCGTGACGAGGCAATTGCTAATCGATTGACTCCAGCATCTGCAATGGAAAGTTTGACTCCTAAAGAGATACAGAATCGTGAAGCCAAATATCCACAAGCAACAACAGCAGTAAAGACATTCCAAACTACCGCAGAAAAGTTAGCAAATGATTTAGAAACTTTGGCAGATAGTAAAGGATTAGAAGGCATTACAGGTCTAATTGGAGGTAGGACACCTGCAATTACAAAAGAGGCTCGTGCGGCTGAAGCCTTGTTTAAATCTATTGTTGCTCGTGGTGGATTTAATGAATTGCAAAACTTGCGTAATGCTTCACCAACTGGAGGTGCATTAGGAAATATCTCTAATGCTGAAGGTCAACAACTGAAGAACGCTTTTGCGCCACTGGAATTAACTCAAAATGCGTCAGATTTGAAAGCGGCTTTAAAACGAGCCGCAGTAGAAACAAGAGCATCTGCCAATAGGATTAAAGAAACGTACGATCTTACCTATGAGTATAAAAACCAAGGTGGTCAAACTCCTACTCCAAGCAGGACTCCATCTCCATCGGCAACCCCTATGTCTGCGGATGACTTGGT